TTGTTGTATTTTTGCTCTCTTTTTTCATCTTAGTTTCTCCTTTCGTTCCCAATGGTCGCAATGACCTATAGCGTTTCTCATTTCCGACGGTCGCAATGACCCACCTTGCTTCTCATCTTTCACGGCACAGCGGGAACGTGCCCGCGCAGTCCAGGACTTCCGCCTGAACAGCCCGTCCTCTCCTGCCGGGGTCACCGGCAGTTGAGGTCGGCCTGTCACGCCGATCTGTGGTCCTCAACATCGACCACCGCGAATGTCAACGTTCCCCTCGGCCATTCATCCAGATCGTCGTCGTTTCCGAGTCTCCACTCACCCTTGTCCGGAACGATCACAGCTTCCTGTTCATCCTCGATCTTCTCACGTTCACTCGTCAACAGACGAAATTCGTTGGTGAGAAACGCTGCCATCCCGGCCACGTCACCAAACAGCAACACACTCGTTTCGCAGTCATGGACGTCGGTGACCAGTACAGCAACCATCCCACAGCCTCTCTTCATGTTCTTTCGTTCTTTCACCTTGATTCTCCTTTCGTTCGGCCTGCCTCATCAGTGGACCGGAGGCCGTGCCCGGTCCAAACCGAGCCTTTCGGCCCGGTTTCGGCAATCGTTACTTCCCTTCATTTGCCCCATCGATGACTTCTGCGGCCTCGGTCAATGTCGCCAGCCCATCTGCCAACTTCTCACCGACGCGGTTTTTCTCCGCCAGTCCGAGCTTGCTCTCGTACTCGGTGAGCTTGGCAACTGCATCGTTTGCCCTCTTCACCGAGACAACGAGCTTGTCGGCTGAACTGTTTGCCCAATCGACGGTCTCTGTGGCGTATTTTCGCATTCTGCCAAGCTTCTTGCCGCCGACTGCCACCTTCTTCCGCCGGTTGAGTGACGCCCTCTTCTCCTTGAGTGCCTTCATCTGCTTCTCAAGGTCGGCCTCTTCCTTCGCGAAGTCCACGTCCTGCTCGGTGGCCTCATCTGGCTCTTCCGGGGGAACGAGTGACTTGCTCGATACCTGCGCGATTTTGCGTGTGTCCTTGGTGACTTTGTTTTGTTCGTTCTTTGCCATCTTCGTTTCTCCTTTCGTTTGCGCCGGTCGCAACGACCACAACAAGCAATCGTCGCAACGACGCGGTTCATTTCTGATCTCTTTACCGGTCGCAATGACCCAATTCTCTCCTGGTCTTGGTGGTCGCAACGCGCCACCACCACAACGACCAGGACCAGAGCCAGAGTCAGCCAGTGCGTCGTGGCTCGGTCTCCCGTCTGGCCCTGGTCTCGGTCGCCGTCTGTCACTCGGCCCCTGCGGCCCGGTCGTGGGCCTTCGCGGCCCTGCGGTGAGCTGCTTGCCCCGCTTGCCCGTGTGCCGTCTCCTTGGCAGCCCGGCGATGGTGCTCTGCTGCTCCGGCGTGGTCGTCCGCGTCGCTCCTGCTCGCTGCCTCGACTGCCTCGACCGTTGCTCGGCCCGCCCTCGCGGCCTCGCTCGTCGCCTGCCTTGCCCTCGCCGTTGCCTCTGCCAGCACGGCTGCTTCGCGGTCCGTGCCCATCGCGTCCTTCACTTCCGCCTTAAGGTACTTCCGGTACGGTCTGTCCGCCACCAGCGAGATCGCTTTGCGGCATTCCTTGGCTGCTTTCGTGTGTCCCTTGCTCACTTCTCTTGCTCCTGTCTGCCCTGTCGTCGGCCGGGCTCGCCGCTTCTTGGTGCGCAACGCCGCGCACGCCACCAGAAAAAAGAGCAAATCGCGTGCCAGGCCGCTGATGTGCCCTCCCGCGTCGCCCGTGCTGGTGTGCCTCTCGGAGTGTTGCCCCCGGGCATCACGCGTTGCTTCCGGGCAACGTCCGGTGCGGCTTCCCGGATACGTCGCCGATGCCCTCCGCTCCCTCGTCCTTGGCCGTCGTCCTGTCACGGCCATCAAGCCGCCCATTCCCGCTCCACGCCGATCCCGAAGCCAGCAAGCCAGCCAGCGAATCCGCTTGACGCGGCCTGCGGATCGGTCCTGACGCTCATGTTGCGTCCCCGCAGCGTACCGCTACGACCGGCACTGGCGGTCTGCGCGGCCTGCCTCCGCCTTTGGCCTTCGTCCGCTGCCCCCCATCCAGGGACCGGGCGTCTTTGTCGTTTGCGTTTGCGTCGGTCGGACGGCAGACTCTTTCCTTTTTTGTGCTTGCTCTCTTGCGTGCGGATGTCACCCGTGACGTCACCCGATACCGTGACATCAGTGTCACCCATACAGTGACGTCACCATATCGTGACATCGGCGTCACCCAATAGCTGTGCCCCACCCCCAATAGCCATGCCCCACCCCCAACGGAGAAAGTGAGGGGTATACCCCTCCCGCCGACGCCCACCTTCCACCGCTTTTCCACAGATATAATATACTATTTTTTCTTTTTACGGGAAGGGCTATACTATTTTTTCCTTTATACAGGGGAGAGAAGAGCAAATCCGATTGGCATGGATAAGGGCAGACCAAATGCCCCTTCTGGGGTCCGTCGAAGCTTCTTTCTCTTGGACCTCCTGGAGCATACCGATTTGCTGGTGCTCCATGAGTGCGTCCGAGTGGTCTTCCCGGTTACTATAGGGGAGCATTCAGCAAATGCGCAAGGTCTCCCGTTCGTATAATAAGTGGAGATATGCCCCTCCCCCCGCACCCCTACCCCGCCCTCCGAAGATCGAAGCTCAGCCTATTAGCCTTATCATCTTTCAGATGATGGTGTCGGGCGGGGTAGGGTCGGGGGAGGGGGACACGAAGATTGAAGAAAAAAAAATAAAGAAAGGTAATATTAACGTCTTATTTTGAAAGGGTACTGAAATGAAATGGAAACTGATGTCACTGATTTTTGTAATGCTGCCGGTGATGTCCAGCGTCGCGAGGCCCGACGGTCTCACGGTGTGGGGCTTGGTGGAAAATGACGTAAAGTCAACCCAGACCGCAGTCGGCGGACGCATTGGCTACGAGGTCAGCGTAGTTGAGCCTTTTATAGGGTACACTGACTGGCCCAAGTTTGAGACCGAGGCTGGTGAGGTACACCCGGACTCGGTGCTGTCGTTTGGCTTGCTGTGTCATCTACCAGATTTAATAGATCCGGACAATAAGTTGCCGCTCGTCGCCGAGCCTTATCTCGGCCCAGAAGCCACGTGGAACATGGGTAGATCTGGTGGTGGATTTTATAGCGGCGTCGCCGGGATCAAGATCAAGGCCAGGATTGAGGACAGGTCCTCGATGGTGGTTGAAACGAGGTTAAGCCACAACTTCGACGACATGGAGAACGTCAATAACGATTGGAAGATTAGCGCTGGCATCCGCTATCCGTTTTAGGTGAGACCATGAGTGGTTGGCGAAAGGGTAGGAAGGCGTCGGAAATTCCAAAGAAGGAATTGGCTGTAATTCAGCGGAAGGAACGGGACTACCGGCGCAGGACCAAGGCACAGGACGCGGTAGGTAACGCTGAGAGGGTCAAAAAGAGGCTGGCTACGGACCTCGACAGGCCGATCACCAGCCAGGAAATGCTGGCAATAGACAGTGAAGAGCGCCGGAGGGCCTTCCTATCCTTTTTTAATCAATATGGTGGTAACATTGCTGCCGCCTGTATAGCGGTTGGCATACAGAGGGCCACCTTCGTAAATTGGCTTAATAAATTTCCTGAGTTCAAGGAATATATGAGTGACGTCAATGAGGCCATGCTTGACTATGCCGAGCAACACCTTTTGAAAAATATAGAGGCTGGTAAGGAGCAATCTTTATTCTTTTATCTGTGTAACAAGGGAAAGCATAGAGGATGGCAGGACGTCAGAAAGCTTGCAGCACCCAAGCTGCATGGAATTAATATCAACATCAACTACGTGGATAATAAATCTGAAATAATCTCATCAAGAAGTATTGACTCGGTGGTGGTAGAAGATGCAGACGGCAGCGGCAGTACAGACGCGGGTGAGCCTGGATGTAAAGGTGAACAGGAAGCAATACGACTTCCTGAGGCTGATTCGAAAGCGTAAGAAGCACCTTTTCGGGTCGGCTGGGTCAGGAAAGTCCTGGTCGATAGCTCAATTCATCATAATAGAAAAGATGTTTGGTGAGCATGATATACGCACCATCGTTACGAGAAAGACGGGACCTGCCCTCTTTAAAAGCGCGTGGCTGCTCATACAGGACCTGCTGAAAGCGTATGATCTACCATATGAAATAAACAAGTCTGACAGGATGATCGGCGTCGGCAGTAACGAAATGTACTTTACAGCGCTTGATGACCCGTTAAAATTAAAGTCATTTGAAAAGATAAATTATATATGGGCGGAGGAGGCATCTGAACTGACCTATCATGATTATATACAGCTTGGCTTAAGGTGCAGGGGCTACAATCCAAATGGCCCAAACGAGTTATATTTTTCATACAATCCAGCCGCAGCACCGCACAACAAGTATCTACAAGACATAACTGAGGACCCACCGAAAGACACAGCCATCTTACATACTACCTACCATGACAATCAATTCCTTGATGATGATTATATTGGTGAAATTGAGGGCCTCAAGGAGCAGGATGAGATTTATTGGACAATCTATGGACTCGGCAAGTGGGCAACGCCCAAGAATATTATTTATAGTAATTGGGATATTATGGAACCGGAGGAGTGGGAGAGCAAGGTAAGGTTGATTGGCAGCGTCGGGTATGGCCTCGACTTCGGGTATAATCAGCCTACAGCCCTCATCGAGATAGCGGTTGATGAGTTTGATTTATATGAGAGGGAATTGCTTTACGAGAGAAAAATGACAAACAAGGTTCTGATAGAGCGCCTTAAACTGTTGATTCAGGACAGGACGTCTCCACTCATAGCCGACTGCGCTGAGCCAGACCGGATAGAGGAAATACGGGACGCCGGATTCAACGTGTTTCCATGTATAAAGGGTGCTAGTTCAGTTAAGATCGGTATAGACAGAGTTAAGAGATTCAAGTGCCACATTCACAGCGACAGCATTAACCTTAAAGATGAAAAGCAGAGTTACAAGTGGCAGGTAGATTTCAACGGCGATCCAATTGACAGGCCAGTTGAATATAAAGACCACTTGATGGACGCAGAGCGCTATTACGTTGGGACTGTTAGATTTGATTTATCACCTTCTATGATAGTTTTGGGTAACTTATTTGATAGGGGTTAAAATGGCTAAGAAAGTAAAGTCCACAAGAAGTCAACTCACTAATCTTAGGATGCAAAAAGCGATAGCTCGTGAGAAGCTTGAAGCGGTATATTATGACCGCATGGCCGATCTGGTGGGGAGCATCCCAACCTTTGCCCGTGATGATGATGAGGGGAAATGGCAAAATCTGACTGGCATAGGTAAAAGGGTGATGGAGGAGACTGATATTAAAGGTATGCAGGAAACTGCTATAAAGTTGTATTATGAGGACCCAGGGGCAAGGGGTGTTATTGATACGATGGTCAGCTTCGTACTCGGCAAGGACGCACATATCACTCCAGTTGATGAGAGTGGGGAGGTAAAGGCGTGGTGGGCTGAATTTTGTAAAATAAATAAATTTGATACAAAAATGAAGGAGCTTGTCAGGCGGTGCTTTAGGGACGGCGAATCATTCATCAGGAAGTTTAAGTCAAAAAAGATTAAGGGAGTCCCACTCATACGGTTTGTTGAGCCTGATAAATTAAAAGACGCCAGCGGCAAGCACTCATTTGGTATTGAGACTGATCCAAACGACGTTGAGGACGTCAAAGCCTATTATATACTTGACAGTACCGGTGTTGGGTCCGAACGGGTCTTGGCTGAGAACATGATCCACACCAAAATACTGGTTGATGGTAACGTCAAGCGTGGCGTGTCATTACTGGTTGGCATCGCTAAATATATTGTTAAGTATGGTAGCTGGTTGGATGACAGGATCATGCTTAATAAAATTCGTACCATGT